CGACCCGGAGGTTCGTGTATGCCAACAACAACTTTCATAAGAACAGCATCACAAACCGCCTTAAAAAGCAGTTCAAAATCCTGGCTGAAAAATCCCGGCAGGAGGGCGAAAAGCCCATACACCGGGTACTGACGGTGCCCGCCGTGAAGGACCTGACGACCTTCGAGCCGAACTGGCCCGAGAAGACCTCGGCAGAGCACTGGCGCAAAAAGTACCGCAGCATCCCCTCGCGGTCGTTCATGCGCGAGTATATGCACGTCCACGTCGAGGACGGCAAGGTGTTCAAGGCCGAGGACATTCAGTGGAAGAAGATGCTGCCCCTGAACGAGTATGACGTCCTGGTCTTCTACGGAGACCTTTCCTACAAGGCCCAGGCATGCCATAAGGGGATGATCCTCGTCGGCAAGAAAGACCGCGAGTTCCATTTCATCTACTGCTTTCTGCGCCAGCAGTCCCGCACGGTCCTGGCAAAATGGCTCTATGACCTATACGAAACGACGGAACTGCACAACTGCCGCAAGGTCCGCTATTGGATCGAGGGCCTGTTCTCGATGGACGAGTTCGTCAACGACTTCGATGCCGAGGGCGATGCCCGCGGATACTACATCCCCGTCAAGGCGGATAAGCGCCCGAAGGCTGACAAATACGACCGTATCGAAGCTACGCAGTCCTATTTCGAGCGCCGAAATGTGTGGTTCAATATCGACGAGCGGGACAGCCCTGACTTCCAGGAACTCGTCGATCAGTACCTGGCATTCGAGAAGGGCGGAGGTGCAGCCGTCGACGGCCCCGATGCGGCAGAAGGCGCACTCTCGAAACTCAATACCGTATTCCGGCAGGCAAAGGGGACCTACCGCGTCGGCCTCCGGGCACAGCGTAAATACTAATCCAATATTCAACGACATGCGTAAAATCAAGTACATCGTGCTGCATTGCAGCGCAACCAAAGAGGGGGTGCCGTTCGGCATCGAAGACATAGACCGCTGGCACCGTCAGCGGGGATTCCGAAAGGTCGGCTACCACTACGTGATCCTGCTTGACGGTACGATCCGCAAGGGCCGCGACATCGCCCAGGTCGGGGCCCATGTGCAGGGCAGCAACGCCAACAGCATCGGCATCTGCTACATCGGAGGACTGGACGCCGACGGCAAGCCCAAAGATACCCGCACCGAGGAACAGAAGGCGTCGCTGTTCTTTCTGCTGCAACAGCTCCGCGAACAGTTCCCCGACGCCATGATCTGCGGACACCGCGACTTCTCGCCCGACCTGAACGGCGACGGGATCATCGAGCCGTGGGAGTGGATGAAGGCCTGCCCGTGTTTCGACGCCATCGACGAATATCAAAGCCTGTAAGCCATGTTCATCGAAAAGGAGGACTTATACACGGCGATCTGCGAATACCAGCTGCAGAACATCACCACAAGCGCCGTCACGATCCGTATGGCGATCCTGGCGGCCATCGACGAGGCGCGGAGCTACCTGAATGCCAAATACGACTGCGAGGCGATATTCTCGGCCACGGGAGAAGACCGCCACGCCACGCTTCTGGAGCACTGCAAGAATATCGCGGTGTGGAACCTATGCCGCCGGGCGAACACCGATCTGATTTTCGAGCAGGTCAGTGAATACCGCCGGGCGGCGATCGACTGGCTCGAGAAGGTTGCGGGCCTGAAGGGTACCGACAAGCCCCTCGCACCCGGTTTGCCGCTGCTCAAGACTGAAGACGGAGAGGTCCGCATCACTGCCCGGATGGGTAGCCGCCGCAAGTTCCGCCACGGCTTCGATGACTAAACACCGTTTAAATACCCTTTAATCGTTCACACAATGCAGAAAAAGAACAGAAGCAGGAAAACCCACGACGCCACGAATAAGACCGCGAATTTGGCCGTAAAAACGAATGGTCCGAAAACAGCCAGGCGGCGCGAGGGCTACATCCGCAGTATCGTTCCGAAAACCCTGTCGCGGACCCGGTCCGACATCGCCACCTGGCGGTCGGCGCTGCGCGCGGCGGATAACGTCGACAATCCGCGCCGGGCACGGCTGATGAATCTTTACGACGACGTGATGCTCTGCGCGCATCTCACCTCGCAGATCGAACTGCGGCAGAAGGCGACGCTCCTGACACCTTTCGAGATCAAGGTAGGCGACGAGATCGACGACCAGGCTACGGCGGTCCTCAATGCGGCATCATGGGTCACGGAGCTCAACACCCACATCCTCGACAGCGTGATGTACGGTCATACGCTCGTGGAACTCACGACGACCGGGAACACAACCGAACCCGTGGCCGTCACCCTGCTGCCCCGGCAGAACGTGATTCCCGAGAAGGGAATGCTGCTGTTCCGGGAAGACGACAGTAAAGGCCTCCAGTACCGCGAGGTCCGGGAGTTCGGGAACTTCATCCTGGAGTTCGGCAAGGATCACGACTACGGCCTGCTGAACAAGGCCGTGCCGCACGTGCTGTTCATGCGCTTCGCGCAATCCTGCTGGTCGGAGCTCTGCGAGATATACGGCATCCCGCCCCGCTTTATGAAGACCGACACGCAGGACCCCGCCATGCTCGACCGCGCCGAGGCCATGCTGCGCGACATGGGGGCGGCGGCCTACTTCATCATCGACCGCACGGAGGAGTTCCAGTTCGCAAAGGGAGCCGACACCAACGGCGATGTCTACAACAACCTGATCGCCCTGTGCAAGGAGGCGGTCTCGGTGCTGGTGAACGGAGCCGTGATCGGACAGGACACCGTGAACGGCAACCGCTCCAAAGAGGAGA